TTTATTTTATAATTGCGGAGATGCAATCAAGCACAAAGTGGTAGAGAAACCACTTATCAAAAACCCAAATCAATGGTTAGAGAAAACCTAAAAACACAAGGAGGAAACAAGATGGATATTAAGGATTTACTTGGTGATGCGTTCAGGGATGATATGACTATAGAAGAAATAAACGCCGCTCTTGCGGATAAAACTTTTGTAGACCCTAACACTTTACCAAAAAGCGTGTCTAAGGAGATTTTCGATAAGAAAGCATCGGAACTTGCCAAGGTCACAAAAGAATTAAACGAATTGAAAAATTCTACACTGACAGAGGGCGATAAGGTAAAGAAAGCCTTAGAAGATGCGGAAACTGCTCGTATTGAGTTCCTCAAGAAAAGCACAAAACTCGATGTTGAGAAAGTCTTTGTCGAGGGAGGTTTGAAAAGCGAGGATTATAAAGACATTATCGATGATATTGTTTCCGAAAATACCGAGGCGAGCGTTGCATTGGCTAAAAACTTTATGACAATAATCTCGTCACAAAAAACTGCTATCGAAAAGGCAGTAAAAGCAGATTTACTCAAAGGTTCACCAAAGCCTCCGGCGGGAACCGGTGGAGAGGAAATTACCAAAGAGAAATTTGCAGATATGGGTTATGAGGCACGATTGCAGTTGTCACTCGATAATCCTACATTATATGAACAACTTGTTGGAGAAAATAATTAAATTTTTAGGAGGTAATAAACTATGGCAGAATTATTCGATACCAAAAACTTTAACGCTGAGGTGTTTGGGAAATATACAGACTCAATTCCCAATGTTAATCTCAACGAACTTGTCAAATCTAAAGCAGTAAAAAGAGATAACAGATTAAAGGCACTCTTTAATCCTCAGACCGGCTCTTATAAGGGTACACTCCCTTACTTTGGCAGACTTGAGGGTGACCCCGATAACTATGATGGTGAAACAAACATTTCAGCATCTACACCTGATACATATATTCAGCAGTTTATTGTAACGGGTAGAGCAAAAGGCTTTAAGGAAAAGGATTTCAGTTCCGATATTACCGGTGGCGTTCCTTTTATGGATAGAGTCGCTCTTGGCATTGCCGATTATTGGGCAGAGGTATATCAGAAAGGATTGCTTTCTGTACTGAAAGGTATTTTCAATATGACCGGTGCGGGAAATGCAGACTTTGTTTCTGAACATACCACAAACATTTCTGTTAAATCAACAGATAATACTTTCGGTGCAACAACCCTTAACAGTGCATTGCAGAAAGCAAGTGGTGATGCTAAATCTCAGTTCAGCATCGCATTTATGCACTCCAAGGTAGCAACAGATGTAGAAAACTTACAGTTGCTTGAATATCTCAAGTACACCGATAAAGCGGGCATTGAGAGAAATCTTACTCTTGCATCCCTTAATGGCAGAATTGTCATTGTTGATGATAATATGCCTACAACTGTTGGTTACTACGATGCAACATCCGAAACAGAGGGTGCTTTAGAAATCGTAGGTAATAGTGCAACTGCCGGTGACGGTGAAATCAATCTGAAATCAGTTACAAACTATTTCGGTTCAAAAACTCTCGCAGAGGGCGATTTCGTTGTTCCGGGTGTTCAGTACACAACTTATGTTCTTGGTGAGGGTGCTATCACTCTCGAAGATGTTGGTGCAGAAGTTCCTTACGAAATGGATAGAAATGCCGCTACAAATGGTGGTGAAACAATCCTTTATTCGAGAAAGAGATTTGTTATCGCTCCTGACGGTATCAGTTTTGTAGGTACAACTGCTAAAAAGTCACCTACAACCGAGGAACTTGAAAATGGTACGAAATGGTCACTCATTGATAACGGTCAATCCGGTTCTGCAAAGAAATTCTTCCCTCACAAGAAGATTGCTATTGCAAGAATTATGACACGATAAGAATTTTAACGATAGGAGGTAGATTACGATGTCAAAACTTGAAATGCTGAAAGGGTTGCTTAGTTTAGATACAAGCGACAACTCGGAGGATAGTTTGCTCGAAATCTACCTCCAAATCGCTGAGAGAAAAGTTTTGGATAAACTTTACCCTTTTGATAGCAGTAAAAACCATATTCCACCCAAGTATGCTCTCAAAGTCGTAGAAATCGCACAATATCTATATTATCGTAGAGGTAGCGAGGGCGAAACGAGTCATAGTGAAAACGGGGTAAATCGTTCGTATGAAAATGCAGATATTCCCGAGTCAATGCTCAGTAGCATCGTACCTATGGTAGGAGGGATGGCGTGAGAACATTAGAGAGAAACAAACAGACCTTTTATTACTCGTTATACGATACTAAAGGGGATGTCAAGGATGAATATGGTAATAAAACGGGCGAGGTTAGCAAAAAATTCTCATCACCTATCAAAATGAAAGCAAGTATATCTCCTCCATCAGGAGCGAGTTTTGCAGAGCAATTCGGTAAATCCATTCAATACGATAAAGTAATTATTACAGACGATATGAATTGTCCTATAGATGAGAACTCTATATTGTTTGTTGATAATCCTCCTACTTATAACAAGGATGGGGATTTGATATTTGATTATATTGTCAAAAAGGTTGCTAAATCGTTGAATTGTATTGCGTATGCAATAAGTAAGGTGGATGTATCGTGAGCGTTACCATTAAAGTCAGCAATGTCGATAAGGTTATTATGGGGTTGAAAAACTACAGTAATCAGTTACCACAAAAGATTGATGAATTGCTACAAAGACTTGCTATGATAGGTGCAACACGAGCAAGAGTTGACTTTACTGCGGCGATGTATGCCGGAACTAATGATGTTGAAATCTCAGTAGACAAAGTTAAGAATGGTTATAGGATTAACGCAAGTGGTCAAGCAGTTTTATTTATAGAGTTTGGAACGGGTATCATAAATCCCGAACATCCTCTCTCGCCTGAATTTGGTTTTTCACACGGTACATACGGTCAGGGTAAAGGTGCAAATCCAAATGGATGGGTTTATGTAGGTGAACAAGGTAACGCTGGGCAACCTATTAGAGAGGGAGTTTACAAAACTATGGGTAATCCTCCCGCTCGTGCAATGTATAATGCCGCAACAGATGTACGCAAAGAAATATACAATATCGCAAAGGAGGTTTTCTCAAAATGATTGATATAGAGAGTGAATTGTTCGATATATTTTCAACTGCTCTACGAGGGAACTTTTCGGATATAACTGTTTATGGTGAGGATGTTTCGACTCCCGCCGATTTTCCTTGTGTAACTATTGTAGAGGCAGATAACTCAGTATTAAGCAAAACACAAGATAGTGATGGTTTAGAAAACCACGCTACTTTAATGTATGAGGTAAATGTCTATTCAAATAAACCTAATGCTAAAAAGAAAGAGTGCAAAAAGATTTATAAATTTATAGATGAATTATTTGCAGAGTATGGGTTTAGTAGGATAAGTTCAAAACCTCAAACAATGTCAAACTCCACGATATATAGAATGATAGGCAGATATACGGGAGTTGTTTCAAAAGATTTCAAAATATTTAGGAGGTAATGTAAATGGCAATTTCTACTTTTAAAGTATATTTGATGAGTAAAGCGACAAGTTCCGAAACTTACTCAAAGTTGATAGATATTAAGGATTTCCCCGACCTCGGTGGTTCTCCTGAACTTATCGAAACGACTACGCTTTCCGATTATATGCAAACCTTTATCGAGGGTATTCAGAAATTAGATGCTCTTGAATTTACTGCAAATTATACCAAAGAGGATTATACAACTTTGGCAGATATGAGCGGTACAGAATATGAGTTTGCAGTATGGTTCGGTGCATCAAAGTCAGGTTCAACATATACACCTACCGGCTCTGATGGTAAATTTGAGTTCAAAGGTACACTTTCTGTATATGTTGCCGGTGCGGGTAACAACGAGGTTGTTGAAATGAAAATCACCATTGCTCCATCGACACCGATAGCAGTTGGTGAATAAGAGATAAGGAGGCTATATAAGTGGCTAAACAGATTAAATTAAATTACGAGGGTAACGAGTACACTTTGGAATTTACAAGAAAGAGTGTAGAGATTATGGAAAAAAGAGGTTTCAAGATTGCAGAGGTAACCGAGAAACCTATGACAATGCTCCCTACACTGTTTCAGGGTGCGTTTTATGCAAATCACAGATATGTTAAACCTGAGGTTATCAATAGTATCTTTGATAAGTTGAAAAACAAGGATGAACTTGTCAATAGACTTGCTGAAATGTATAACGAACCTATCATCGCTATGATGGATGAACCGGATGAAACCGAGGGAAACTTGGAATGGGGAGCGAGTTGGTAAGTGGCTCAAATCCCTTTGAGGGAGATGAGTCAGACAAAGACCCACCTCCCTCTTTGTCTTATACAGAACAATTTTATTCTCACTTACCGTTCTATTTATCAATCGGTATGACTTACGACCAATATTGGAACGAGGATTGTTGTTTAGTTGAATATTATCGTAAAGCACATAGGTTAAAACAAAAACGAGATAACGAGATGGCGTGGTTGCAAGGTATGTATATATACGAGGCATTGTGTGATGTTTCTCCAATATTAAATGCTTTTGCTAAAAAAGGAACTAAGCCTCACTCGTACCCGACAGAACCTTATGCGATAACATCTCAAGATATAAGACAAAAGAGAGAAAAACAAGAAAAGTTGAAATATGAACGCATAAAAGCAAAAATGGGTGCTTTTGCTATGGCGTTCAACGAAAAAATGAAATCTGCTAACAAGGAGGGGATGAAATGAGTAATGGTGCAGTAGATACGATTTATATTGAATTTTCAACTAACGCTGACAATGTTACGAGTGGTATAGATAAATTAAATAAGACCTTAAATCGAATTAAAGGCATCACTAACGGTGGTTCATCGGGATTTAGTAAAATGAACACAAGATTTTCAACCCTCCATAGCACGAGTACGAGATTGTATAACAGACTAAATCGTTTGTTCGATAGTGCCGCAAGTTGGTTCAGGAGTTCAAATGAGTATGTCGAGGCTCTTAACTTATTTAACATTGCTATGGGTGATGGTGCAGAGGCGGCAAAAGAATACGCTGAGCGTGTTCAGAGTGTTATGGGTATCGACATAAAAGAGTGGATGGAATACCAAGGTGGTTTTAATCAGTTGGTTGAGGGATATGGTATCGCATCTGACTCTGCTAATATGATGAGCAAAAATTTAACTCAGTTGGCTTACGATTTATCTTCATTGTGGAATGTAGATGTTCAAACTGCTTTCCAAAAATTACAGAGTGGTATGTCCGGTCAGATAAAGGGTTTGAAAGTTTGGGGTATCAATGTTTCGGTTGCTCAGTTAAGAGAAACTGCATTGGCTCACGGTATAGACTTGGCAACCTCAAAAATGACCGAGGCACAAAAAGCAACTCTCCGTTATGTAACTATAATGGAAAGAACAAAAAATGTTCAAGGTGATTTGGCACGAACAATCATTACTCCGGCTAACTCGTTGCGTATTTTACAAGCACAGTTAGAAATGACTCGTAGGAGTTTAGGTAATATCGTTAGTGTTTTAGTAGTTGATGCAATTCCTTATGTTCAGGCGTTTGCTATTGTTGTAAGAACTGCCGCAAATGCGTTAGCATCTCTTATGGGATATGAATTACCGGATATTGATTATGAGTCAACTCTACCTCAAGATAATTTTGGTGACTTTTCGGATGAGGTGGATAATGCAACCGAAAGTGTAAAGAAACTGAAAAAAGAAACGCTTGGTTTCGATGAGTTGAATATATTATCAGAGTCCGATACATCTTCTGCTCTTAATAATTATGACCCTACATTAGGCTTGGATTTGAGTCAATATGACTACGATTTTATTGGAAAAGGTACATCGAATGAGGCACAAGAATTGGCTGATAAATGGATAGAAAACTTAGAACCACTTATACCTTTATTTGAGGGTTTTGCAAATGTATTTAGCGGTTTTTGGGATGCTATTTCAGGGTTTAGTGATACATATTTAATGCCATTCTTAACCGGATTAGGTGATTGGCTTAAAAACAATCCCGAAACTGCTCGTAAAATCGGTGAAATCGCCGGTAAAATCACAATACTCGCCTTGGCGATAAAAGGTATTAAATGGCTTGGAGAAATTACCGGTATAAGCAGACTCGTTAGTTGGTTATGGCAATTAAGGAGTGCTACCGGTGGAGTAACAACTGCTTTCGGTCAAAAGAATAGGTCATTAGAAGAACAAACCAAAAGAACGAGAACAGACCTTAGAGCGTGTATGGATTTTGTACCCGTGTTATCTTTGGCGGGTGCGGCGGCTCTTGCGTTTGGTCAAAATCTGTTAAAAATACCTGAAAAATTACCTAATCTAAATCCATTTCCGAATGGTTTTCAAGTGCCGAGTTTAGTTCCTGATTTATCAGTTGCGTTTAATGAGGCAAAATCTTGGCTCTCATCTCAGACTTGGACTGTGCCGGCATTGACTCTCGGAGGATTTGGTATATTAACTGCGATAATGGCTGAATTTAGTTCTGCAAAATCTTGGCTCTCATCTCAGACTTGGGCAGTTCCCACCTTAGCGTTTGGAGGATTTGGTATATTAACTGCGATTGCTCAAGAGTTTGCATCTGCAAAACAGTGGTTATCATCTCAGCAGTGGTCGTTACCACAAATCCAAATGCCTGATTTTTCATCGTGGATAAGTTCAGCCGCACAGATGTTTGTAAGTTTTGGAGAGGGAATTGCAAATGTATTTGGGGCGATAGGTAATTACCTGACAAGTTCAGAGGGTCAATGGGTAAAATGGTCACTTGTAGTAGTTGGGGCTATAGCGGCTATAACAGTTGCACTCGTTGCTCTTAATTCGCAAACCGGTGGAACCGGTGGAGCGGCAATAGGAGGTATGCTTTCAGCCGGATTAGCAGTATCGGGAGCATTTGCATCAGGTGGTTTCCCTGATGAGGGAGAAATGTTTATTGCCCGTGAGGCGGGTCCGGAGTTGGTAGGCTCAATCGGTAGTCGAACTGCGGTAGCAAACAACAACCAAATCGTTGATGCGGTTTCATCAGGTGTTGCAAAAGCAGTAAGTTCAGTTATGGGTGGCACACAACAGACTCAGCAATTAGGTGGTTCTTTGAAGATTAAAGGTAGTGATTTAGTCTATGTTGTAGATAAGGCAAATCGTAAAAAAGGAACTACAATAAGCAACAATTTCAATTATGGAGGTAGATAAATATGGCACTTGTAAATATAGCGGGTCAGGATATTAAGACTCCAAGTTCATATACTGCTCTCTCATCTGATATTGTTGATAGTGGTAGAAATATCGAGGGTTATGTCGTATCGGATGTTATCCGATACGATGTAGCCAAGGTTGAAATGGGTTGGAAATATCTTACGGTTAATGAATGGTCTGCAATCTTAAAACTATTCAATCCTACATTCGGAGGAGCGTTTATAAACACCGTTACTTATTTCGACCAATGCTCAGGTACGATGCAAACTCGCAGAATGTATGTATCTGATAGAACTGCGGGTCTTGTAAATCTTGATAAAGATGGAAACCCACGAGGTTGGACAGAACCAAAGTTATCATTGGTGGAGGTGTGATTATGCAGAGTGTTTCGCAAGAATGGATTGATAATCAGAGTGCTATAGTTCGTAAACCGGGTTTTATAGTGGTCAACATCCCCGATGTTAAAATTTCGTGTGGGTCAATATCACATAGAGTAGAAACAGTAGGTGGAGAAACACAGTATATATCAGACCCTTTAGGATGTGACTATCTTGGTAAATGTGGTGTTGAAATAACTGTAAACACATCTCTACTTGGTTCAAACTCGATAACGCTTGTATCATTCAATAATAAGTCCGTGCAGTTAAATAGCAAAACAATTACATCGTCTAATCTTACAAATGGCAAATACTATTGGGAAACAACCGGATTTTCCAAAATAAATGTTATTTGTAAAAAGGATTGCATAACAGATATGCAGTTATACGCTTACGGAATACCAAGGTCAGACATTCAATCCTACACTCATACAAGGAGTTATGACCCGATGGGGTTTGAATTACCTAATAACGAAGTTAATATTGACATCTATAATTACAATGATAAATACACGGAGTTTTACAAGTCGTATAGCAACGAGGGATATTCTATAGTAGTTTATTATGGATACGCTCTTGACTCGGGCGATGAAATAATACTCGGTGGAACTTTCCATCTTACAGATGTTCAGTTGAGCGACAATGTTTTAACGATAACGGGTGAAAGTCTGTTGGCGTTTATAGATGAGAAAGGTAGTATGAATATTTTTGACCTTAAAGCAAATGAAAGTGGTTATATTCGTATTCAGGTATCAGACAGTGCTCAATCTCGAGGTACATACAGAATTGATGTGGCATCTCGACCTGAATTTAACATAACGGGTGATGATATTATAAATTGTCTTATGGCTAAAACCTCTATAAGTATTAGTACAAATTCGGATTATTCATCGGTGTTATCAAGTAATAGATGGTTCAATGTCGGTTATATTGACATTATACAAGCCTTGATAAATCTACTATTGGTTAGATGTTTCGTTGATAGAGAGGACTGTTTACACTATGATATATGCGATGATAGTTCCATTTTATCCGATAATATTCTGTTATCAAACTGCTTAGATGTACCGGAATATAGTTCGACTAAAAAGGTGAAAAAGTTTGAAATCACCTCACAAACATCCTCGGGAAAGGAACAAACTGTCGAGTGGTATAGCGATGCCGGTGATTATGTATCAAGCGATACAACTACGAAAAGATATGCGATTGACACTATCAATAATATAGTAACACGAATAGTTGCCTATTGTAGAGGGATTTCTTATATCGACATAAGCCCCTCTCAAGTTTCAGTGAATATCTACTGTAACAGTAGTTCATATAACGAATATATCGATTGGTATTGGGATGCAGTAACAGACACTATCCATAATATTACAATAGATACATCGGGTGTTATTTGTGACATTGATAGTCCTTTAGGTGTTCCATCAGATACAAATAAAATCGTAAATTATTTCAGTAATCGTGACCTTTATACTTTTAATGTAAGAGGAAATCCCGCAAGGGATGTTGGTGATTATGTGGGCGTGTCGCTCACAAACGATGATGATACTGCAACTTATAAAAAAGGTTTAGTTTTATCATCTACATTAAGTTATGACGGTAGTTTCAAAGAGGAGGTTACCGTTAGAATTATAGAAAATGATTTTGAATAAGGAGGTTTAGAATATGCCGATAGTAACAAGAGAAATATCGATTGATGTTTCTAAGCAAAGTGTCTTTCAAACCATATACGCAAAGCAAAACGATAGCAATTCTCGTTTCTTAAAAGTATGGTTAATGGATTGCGATGAGCGTTTGGTAATACCGAGTGGTAGCACAGTTCTCATCGATGCTTGTCGTGAGGATGAGAGTGCAAAGGCTTTCGTTGGAACTTTGAATGAGGATAACTCAATTACTGTTCCCCTTACAAATTGGATGCTTGAATTGGATGGCATCGTCAAATGTGATATTACAGTTGTAGATAGCGAGGAAAGAAAATTATCGAGTGCGATATTCTATTTGAATGTAGAGGCATCTGTATATGATGGGTCGGATATAACCGAGGATGAAAACTATGACCTCTTAGTGCAGTTGCTCGGTGATATTTCAGCGACCAAAGAGGGTCTTGACGAAATCACTCGTGAGGCATCCTCTGCCGCATCTTTAGCAAATGCCAAAGCACTACTCGCTGACCTTAAAGCAACTGAGGCTGATGAGGCGGCAAAGAAAGCAAACGATGCTTGTGACACTCTTACTACATTGGTAGAGGCATCTGTTGAGGATGCAGAAAATGCTACACAGAGAGCAGAGGTTGCCGCATCTCATCTTGAACAAATCAATGCAGAATGTATTGATGCAACCGACAAGGCAAATGCCGCCGCTACTCTTGCGAATGATAAAGCATCCCTTGCTGACGAAAAAGCAAACATTGCTCAAGAAAGTGCAAATAAGGCAGATGAGGCGGCAGATAATGCAAATGACAAAGCAACTCTTGCTGACCAAAAGGCTATATTGGCAAATCAAAAAGCAGTTCTCGCAGAGGAAAAAGCAAACGAGGCAGATGAGGCAACTACTCGTGCTACAACTGCGGCAGAGAACGCAGAGGGTGCTACAGAGGGTGCTAATGAGGCAAAAGATGCCGCTAACACTGCGGCGGCTCTTGCAAATGAAAAGGCAAGTAATGCCGATACTGCTACTCAAAATGCAAATACTGCGGCTACAAATGCTAACACCAAAGCAACACTTGCTCAGGAGAAAGCAGATTTAGCAAACGAAAAGGCAAATCTCGCTGAACAGATGGCAACACTTGCTCAGGAGAAAGCCTCAGCCGCCGATACTGCTACTCAAAATGCAAATACTGCTACTGATGCCGCCAATACTGCAAAGGCTAATGCAGATGTTGCTACAGAAAATGCTAATACTGCGGCAGAGGCGGCTAACGATGCCGCTGGTAGAGTTACAGACCCACTCCAAGCAAAAAACATATCTTATGATAATAGCGATAGTGGTCTTATGGCAGAGGATGTTAAATCTGCTATCGATGAACTCACCGATAAGGTTGGTTCTGTTGCAAACATTGCTTTTGAGTCGTGGGTGGATGTTCAAAGGATTGTGCGACTTGGTCTTGCTCCTAAAGCATTTAAGATTGGTGACCAATTAACGATGAAAAAAGGAGATAAAGAACTCGTGTGGGATATAATTGGTTTTGACCAAGATACCCCTACAGATAGTCAGTACGAACACAGTATGACAATTCAGTTGCACGATTGCTTTATGAACTTTCAGTTTGATGCACCCGAGGCATTGTATTACTGCGAAGAAGAACTCCCCACCGGAACATATTATTTCACCATTCATAATTACGATGCTACCTATGGTGGTAACAAGAGTTATTATTTTACTCTTGCAAATGCAGTTCCCGCCGGTGGTCAGATAGATTTTAGATGGGGTTATAATGTTCAAGCATCGACTTGTAGTATAAAAACATACGAAAGTTCGGTAAGTAAAACTGCTATTGAAACAGTAAGTGTCACAGAGGGTACAGAGGGTACATTCCTCGGAACAACCGATGGTAAAACACAAAATATGAACCACGCTCATCGTATTAGATATGGTTCAAATAGATATAGTCAATCTGCAATTAAACAATGGCTCAACAGTAATGCCGAGGGTAATGCGTGGTGGACTCCTACAAATATCTATGACAGACCATCATCGAATGTGGCAACTGTTGGTTTTCTTAATGGAATGGATGAGGATTTTCTTGCAGTTCTCGGTGCAGTAAATAAACGAACCGCTCTTAACACTGTTACAGACGGTGGAGGTTATGAGGATAGTTCAGAATTGATGTTCTTGATTTCTCGTAGCGAGGTATATGGCGGTAAAGAGAATAGCGTTGATGAGGGTTCACCTTATCAGTATTATTCTGAGTTATCAGATTTATCATCTGCGGGAACCGGAACTGACTCTAATCGTATCAAGTATCTTAATGGTTCAGCAAGATATTGGTGGCTCCGCTCCCCGAACTCCGGTTACGGTAACTATGTCCGCTGTGTCTATACTACGGGTAACGTCAACGTCAGCTATGCGGACGGCAGTTATGGAGTTGCCCCCGCTTGTTGTATCATCTAAAATCATAAATCGCCTCGTTAGAGGCGTAAAGGAGAGAATATGTCAGTAGTAAAATCAAAACGAGGAGAGGGTCAATTAGTAGTTATTACAAAATCGAATGAATTGGCAACACATACTATTCGTATTTGCAGTAATGAAAAGGTTTTCCCAAAGCATTACAGATGGTGTATTACAAATAAAATTGTAGATGCCGCTCTTGAAATAAACAATAATGCAAATATGGCTAACTCAGTATATGTATCGGATGCAACCGATTATTCCTTGAGGAAAGCATATCAAACAAAAGCGTTAGCCGCTACATATTCTCTCCTTAGTATGATGGATATTTCATATCGTACTTTTGGAATGGAAAGTAGCAAAATTGAGTATTGGACAGGACTTGTGTTAGAGGTTCAAAATCTCTTACGCAAGTGGCGTAAGTCCGATGCAGAAAGGTATAAATCCTTTCAAGTTTAGGTTAGCAGTTGTAAGGTTCATTTCCGCTCCCCGAACTCCGGTAACGGTAACAATGTCCGCTATGTCAATACTACGGGTAACATCAACAACAACAATGCGAACAACAGTAACGGAGTTGCCCCCGATTGTGAGAAATGCTCGTATTAAAGTAGGCTGATAATCAGCAGAAATCAATGCACTCACACAAGGAACTGCTATCCTGACCCTTATGGGCGAAAAAGGAATACCGATGTGATTTACTTCCATAAGTAAGCATCACTATAGACGGTGACAAAATTATGAATAATAACAATCTTGAAATCAAAGACCTTGTATGTGATTTTGGTAGTCTATATAAGGCATTATACAAATGTAAAAGAAATGTTGTATGGAAAGACAGTGTTGCGGGTTATGTCAAAAATGGGTTAGTGAATTGTTATAAATTAAGGCAAGAATTATTAAACGATACTTATTCTATCGACCCATATACACTTTTCAAGGTGTATGAACCTAAGGAACGCACCATTGTCAGCACACGAATTAAAGATAGGGTTTTCCAAAGGAGTTTGTGCGACAATTATTTATACGATATTATAACCAAATCGTTTATTTACGATAATTGTGCTTGTCAAATTGGTAAGGGTACAAAATTTGCAAGAGATAGACTCAAATGCCATCTCCAAAAGTTCTATCGTAAAAATGGCTTGGATGGGTATGTTTTGAAATGCGACCTATCAAACTTTTTCGGTAGCACTCCACATAAAGTTGCTATGGAGGCAGTGGATGTTAGAACCCCCGATGATTGGGTGGTTCAAAAAGTATATCAAATTGTAAAGAGTTTTAACCAAGGCGAGGATAGTTCGGTAGGTATGGGTCTTGGCTCTCAGGTTACACAACTTATCGAACTCGCAGTGTTAGATGATATTGACCATTATATAAAAGAACAATTACATATTAAGCATTATCTGAGGTATAATGACGATTTCATCCTAATACATCCTGACAAAGCACATTTGCATTATTGCTATGAGCAAATTAACGCACGATTGGTAGCATTGGGGTTGACTCTCAATAAAAAGAAAACTCAACTATTTCCCGTGACTCAACCGATTAGATTTCTTGGTTTTAGTTTCAAACTTACCTCTACCGGAAAAGTAGTTGTAAAATTGCTCCCTGATAAAATATCTCACGAGCGTAGAAAACTGAGGAAATTAGTTCAAAGAGCAAAGGATGGAATAAAAACGAAGGCGGAGGTCGATGAGTGTTATAAAAGTTGGAAAGCACACGCATCTTATGGTGATACTCACAATTTAATTATCCAAATGGATAAATATTATAAAGAATTATGGAGGTAGCATTATGTTTCAGTACAAAACTTTGCAAAGACACTTGCTTGAGGAAAGAAGAAAAAGAGAGGCTTTACAAGCAAAATTGCAACAGACCGAGGCTAACACAGACTATATCGCAATGATGTGTGATGTGGAACTCGAAACCGAAAATGAAAACGAGGGAGGTTTTGGGGATGAATAAGTTTAATAAGGTAAAAAGTTATTATGAAAAAGGGTTGTGGGATATTAGTCGAGTTCGTAATGCAGTAATCAAAGAATGGATTACACCCGAACAGTACGAAACTATAACCGGTGAAAAATATGAGGTGATAACAGACTAATCCATTTATGGATTTGTATGCTTTAGGAGGTATTTTTACAATATGGAATGGATGGATTTAGTTATTAAGATTTCTGCGTTTCTTGCCGCATTGTTAGCAATCGGTGGTTTCTTATATGGCATTATTAAGTGGTTTCAAAAGCAAGAAAAACAATCTACTGATATAACTCAGTTAAAGGAACTCCACGAAAAAGATATTGCTGAAATGCGAAGAAAAGAAAGAGAAGAAATGCAATCAATAAGAGATGAGTTATGTGTGCTTAGTTACGCTATGCTTGCCTCTCTCGATGGGTTAAAACAGTTACATTGCAACGGAGAGGTAACCAAGGCTCATTCTCGACTCGAAAAACATCTTAATCAGGCGGCACACGGGCAAAATTGAGGTGGGTATAATGTCAAAGAAAAAAGATAAAAAACTTAAAGAGTTTTCTAAAATTATTTTAGCGTTTGTCATATTCTCATATTTTATAGGATTGATGTTCGGTATGTATGTGATTATAAAAGTCCTCAATACCGGCAATGTCGCTTATATATCCACATCTCTTTGTGGCTTATTTAGTTATATTGCCGCACCCGTAGCAACTGCTATAGGTTTTTACAGTAACAAGGCAAAGGCTGAAAATGTTGAGAAAATAAAAAAATCGGAGATTACTCCACAAAAGGTTGAAAATGATTTCAAAATTCCATTGGATTAAGGAGGAATAATTTATGTTTACAATTACACATTTGGGGATATTTGCTACGGTGTTTGCTATTTTGGTATGCGTTGTAAATATCCTTACGCAAATTTTCAAAAGTTTATTGAGCAAAACTGAGATACCTACAAGGATATTTGTTTTGCTAATCTCTATCATACTGACCGTTGTGACATTTATAGCAGTATGCCAAATCTACGCAATTCCTTTAGTATGGTACACAGTTGTAGCATCTGTTGTAATGGGATTTATTGTAGCATACTGTGCTATGTTCGGTTATGATAATTTGTATGGGGAATTTAAGGAATTGGTAAGTAAGTTATTTAATGGTACAAAATAGGAGGAGTTTCAGATGAGTAATAGTCCATTGGCTACATATAAAAGATTATCTCCAAATAGGACAAGTCCGAGAAATCACATCATTGATACTATATCCATTCACTGTGTAGTAGGTCAATTTACTGCAAAAGGCATCCTCGATATGAGTCATTTTGTTACATATAACGAAAAGAATGGTGCATCTTGCAATTATGCAGTTGGTTACGATGGCTCTATCGGTATAGGAGTGGATGAAAATGACCGTTCTTGGTGTACCTCATCGAGGTCTAATGACCACAGAGCAATTACGATTGAGGTGGCGAGTGATACTACACATCCGTATGCAGTAAAAGATGCCGCATATAACGCTCTTATTGAACTTGTTGCAGATATTTGTAAACGAAATAACATTAAAGAGTTGAAATGGAAAGGCGATAAATCCCTAATAGGTCAGGTGAATAAACAAAATATGACGGTTCATCGTTGGTTTGCAAATAAATCGTGTCCGGGTGATTACCTTTATAACAGACACGGAGATATTGCAGAAAAGGTCAATGCAATACTACACAAGAAACCATCAACTGTTTTTCCTGACATTTCAGGTCATTATGCTGAGAAACATATCGTTCAACTCGCTGAGAGCAATATTGTAAATGGTTATGAGGATGGCACATTTAGACCGGATGGTAATATTACACGAGCAGAATTTGCATCGATGATAGTAAATGCTTTGGAAAAGGGATGTGGATATAAATTAGAGGGTTCTAATACATTCCCAGATACAATCGGTCATTGGGGAGAAAACCATATCTCAAAACTCATTGCTTGTGGTATTGTAAATGGTTATGAGGATGGCACATTTAAGCCTGATAGTGCTATTACAAGAGGGCAAGCGGCTATTATGGGTGCGAATATGTTGTATTATTGTGGTATCTCTCCACAAAGCCATAATTCATATCCCGATACAGTTGGTCATTATGCAGACTCCCATATACAGACTTTGGAGTATTACGGGGTAACTAATGGTTACGATGATGGCACATTTAAGCCTGATAATAATGTTACGAGAGGTCAGGCGGCGATGATTATACGAAATTGTTTAACGGTCTTGGGTAAATAAGAGCATAATAAAAATACCGAGCAGAGAACTTATACTCTGTTCGGTATTTTTACGCTTATCACGAAAACTCTTTTTCTTACATTCAATGCAATAAAAGGTTCGGATAATACTCCTATGTAAGTACGATATAATTTTACTGTCGCATTGATTTTGCCCTTATTTTAAGCGGGTTTCCAGACTTTCGTCCTAATCAATTCCAAAGACAGAA